GTTTTTTATATCACTTTCATATGAGAAGTTCAACTGAGACTGCAATGTTCTTAATGCTTGTTGTATTTGTCTTTGATCCTCTTGTGAATATTCATTTTTGGGTTCAGGTATTTGTATAGTAATTTTAGCCATTATCTTCTTCCATCAACTCTTACATCAAATCTAAATGTACCATATCTCCAGCTTTCGTCTAAGTTTTCGTTTTCAATTTGAACTGCAGCTAATCTACCCCTAGCCCTTGTGTCTACTTTAGATGTGCTTGAACTTATTGTAAAAGGCCCTAATGGACTAGAAGCTTGAGTTGTTCCTTGAGGAAACTCATTTAAAAATATAGTCACTTTTGCATTACCACTAATACGTTTAAAGTCTGGTAAAAATCTTTTAATACTCATTAAAAACTCACCATCTCCTGGTACACCTGCGTTACCATTCAAATCAAACTCTCCAGATTTTATAAAAGATGTTATTGCAGTAGAAGATCCATCTCCATTAAGTTGATTAACACCTACTTCATGTTCATAGTAAATAGATGCTCCGTTAGAAACACCATTTACTACTGGGAAGGTTGGTGTATCTGAAGCATTAAAATCTGTTGCATAAGGCTGTTCATAGACTGTAGATCCTACCCAAGTTGTTCTATCTAAAGTTCCTGTCGTCCAAACTTGTTCATCAAAATTATAAGTTACAACTCTATCCACTACTGTAGATCCTGAAGAACAATAGAACCAATTTATTTCAGAATATAATTCGTTTATACCTCCATAAACCAATTGACCTGAGTTGTAATTAATTCCAGGATTATTACCATCAGTTGTAAATACAAAATCCTCAACTAAACAAGGTAATGATTTTACAGTACCATCGTAAACATAGAATCCTCCTGTTTTACCCATCCAATAAACAGCACCATTTGCAAACACTCCTGCATTCTGCCCCATCAATCCATTATTAGAACCAACTTTTCTTATTGAGAAAGTAAAAGGAGGACCTACAAATTGCATTTCGTATGCAGCTGTGTCTGTAAGGACTAAAATATAATCTTTACCTTTAATAGCTCCAACTATTCTTGTGCCATCATCTAGTCTAAATGTGCCAGCAGTATTTGTTGAAGTTGGTTGATAGTCAGTTAAACTTTCTTGATCGGAAAACCTAATAAACATTTTATCTTGTGTAGGTTTGGAACCAATTGTAGTTTCTGTTCCTAAATGAAACAAATGCCTGTCTCTGTCAGATACTACAGTCATTACTGATGCTGTCGGCATTCCAGTTCCTATTGTAGCTCTTGTGTTTAAAGCATTACTTGCTGTGGGATTCCAAGTATAAGTTTTTCCATTATGAATTGTTGCTATTAAAATGTCACCAAAATTATCCATAGACCAGATTGCAGGATCAATAGTCACTGTGCTTGAAGATGAAGCATCGCCCCATCCAATGTAACTAGATATGTCAGTCACTGTTACTCCATTCGCATGTTCAGCAGCAGTTGTTCCATTGATACCTCTAGTAATTCCACTCAATGTTTTTGTAACTGTGTTATTTCCAGTGTAAGACATGTCTTCAGATCCAATTCTTACTGAACCCGTTGCTGGAAATGTAGATGTAGCTGTAAGAACTACACTGGTAGCGCCTACTAACATTACACCGCTGTTATTTATTGTTGTTGTAGTTTGTGCAATAGTTCTTCCGCCAAATAAATAAGTACCCCAACCATATCCATAAGTTTGATTTAAAGGACCCACAGGTTGATAAGGATTAACATCTAGTGTTCCGTTGTTCGTTGTTCCTGAACCCGACTCAACAGATGGCATTAAAATTGTAAATGTTGTAAACGATGGCGTTGTTTGTACTTCAAAAACTAAATCGTCAAAACTTGCAGCTGTATAACCTGTTTGCCCCGCATTAAAAGATCCTGCATTAGCAAAGGTAGTCAATTCACCTACTTCAAGATTATGTGCAGCGCTAGTTGTTATTGTTACTACCGCTGATCCACTAGTTGTTGTAATGTTTGCGCCAGTTGAAAAGTTATCTGTTTCTAAAGGCGTAATATCATAAAGAACACCTTCGTAATAAATTGTTAAAACTTTATTGGTTCCTATTGCTGCATATCTCTTGCCAGTTGTATCAGCCCAAACATGTTGTTGTCTTGCGGCTCCAACTATTTTGTCGCCACATAATGAAGACCAACCACCAATTTTTTCTGGCTCTCCATATCTAAAACGTACATTGTCACCATCTACCCAACGACCTTCTGCGTCTGCTTGTGTAGATTGTTTATCAAAACCTGGTGCTATATTTACTTTAGTTAAAGGCATGCTGAATTATACCACAAGCTATTTAGGTAAGAAAGTTGTCCATTCTAAGTGTTTAATTAAATCATTTACATAGACTTTAGTCTTATTCTCTTTTTTTATGTATTGATGAAGCTCTTCTAAATCTAAGATAACCCATTCTTTATTAGCTTCTAAAACCATCTTTTGAGCCTGAGTATTAAGTTTTCCATTTTGAGCTGGTGTTCCATTAGATAATTTAAACATATTTCTAACATCAAATCTAAAAAAAGCGTTTTGACCTTTTATAATACCAGCAATATTCCAAGAGGTTTTTTCTTTAGGATACTCAATAGAATTTAGATTTTTTGAAAACCTATTGATTATATTCATGCAAAACAGAAAATCTTTCCGTAAGTTTTACTACTGCTAAATCAAAAGCAATTGTAATTCTTTCAATATCACCCTTGTGTTTATCTGTATAATGAGGAATAAAATTTTGAAATAAGGTAAGTTTACCTTCTTCATTTTTACTTTGATGAACTGATGGATCACATAATTGATTTATTGGATTTATATAATAAGTAGATGTATTATTACATCGAACGCAAAAGTGCCCACCTAAATATGTATCTGGATCCCAACCATGAGCATGAGCTTTAATAGATTCATTTTTTCTCATAATATTATACCAACATTTACCATATAAAGTTTTAGGCAACTTTAATCCTAAAGCTTCAATAAATTTATTATGTTTTTCAATTATCTGTTCTTTTAATTTATTTATCTCTTTGTTTTTAAAATCAAAAAGATTATATTCTGTATGTCTTGTAGTTGTATGATCATTAAGGCCAGTATACCCGTCATTAAATTTTTTTAATTTTAATATGTCTTTTTCTTTTTTGAGTAAATATGAAGATAAATTTTTTAAATTAATCTTATCAATAGATGCCTCGAATATAAAGTATTTCCAAACTGGAGCTAATGGGTTATTTTGATACTGGTTTTTAAATTCAATTAATTTCATAAGTAACAATCTTTAGTAATATAATTTAAATTCATTATTATTCTTCTATGTGTATCCGTACTATATACTAATTTATGTGGGATAGTACATTTAAATTTAATTAATCTATTTTCAGTGCTATCTATTGATATAGTTTTGTTATCGACTTCTAATAAAGTTTTAGCATTACAAGTTGTAAAAGATAAAATAGCTGTGGTTCCATGTCTAACGTTGTCATCTGTATGCCAATCAGAATCAACAGAGTCTACGTCTCTAAGTGTTAAATTAGCTCTAACTTGCACCAATGCATAACTATTCAATTTATTTAAAACTGGATTTAAATGTTCATCAAAAAGATGAGAATTAGGTCTACTATTATTATACCAACAAAAATTAAAAAAACCGTTCTTGTTATGTCCTGTTTTAGGATTTTCTACATCGTTCTTTCTAAAGAACCACGGGATGTCGGAGCCGTACAAAAAATCTTTCAATTTATTGTAGTGATCTTTTTCTAAAAAATTATCTACGATTTGATAGTTTTTGTTTTTTGGACTTATTATTTTCATAAGAAAAATTTAAAATCATTACATCTCTTTGATCAAAAGTATAATCATGATGAGCAGCATGAGCATTATTTGGATTATACAATATTAATCTGTTAGGTTTTGATGATACTTTTATATCAGGCATTTTACAAGTTTCAGTTGAATATAAAGCAGTGCCAGAAAAATAACTTTGGTTAAAATAAAAAACGCCAGATATCTGATTTTCTTTTTCATTTATTACGTCTCTATGTATTTGATTTACACCATTCAATACTGCCGCTGATTGTTTAATCTCTTCCGTTTTAGTAAATCTAAACGTTACCCAAAATCTATTTATTTTAATATTTAAATCTTTCTCTAGTCTTCTTTTAAGATACTTTCGTAGACGCTGACCTTTTGTAGTTCCAACTTTGTCTTTACTTAAATCAAGACAATCGTAACAAGGATATCCTTGAAAACGATTACCTAACCAAGTCCAATTCTCGGGTTGGCTTGTTGGAAAGTAAGAAAATTTTTTCATTTTTCTAGATAAAACTTCAAACATAATAGGTTTAAAATAATCATTACGAATGTATATTGAGTAATTATCTATGATGTTTTTAATATTCATCTTAGTTTAGGTCCTTCTAACAACAGAGTTAAAGTTTTTCTAACCCCACTCAAAACAGGAGAAACTTTATGGTTAAGGTATGATTTAAATATTAATACTGTTCCAGGATTAAATTCCTTTACAATGTAGTCATGCCCATGAAAAATGTGAAATGTTCCGCCTGTATACTCTTCAGACAAATTTACTAATACGGTAAGTTTGACATCATTTATATCACACCTAGAAGAATCCACATGCCAATCATAAGATCCCTTTGTTTTGCTATCATATATATTAAATAAACAATTAGTAAAATCGTTAAAAGGATGTAAGTGATAACCAAAATTTTTCTGATTTATATAATTCATACTTGATTCTAATTGACCAACAATTTTTTTTATTTTATTCCATTGAATAATTAATGTTTTAGTATTTTTTACAGAGACCTTATTCCCATCAGTAGCTTGCCAACTTTTTGGTTCTAGCTTCTCATAGTTTTTTTCAATGAAATTTGAAATTAATTTTCTTTGTTTTAAATTGTAATAATCCTTAAGATACCAATAATCCAGTTCTGAACTTGGTATTTTTTTATTACTCATTTGTAATTTCTGGTATAATCTGGCAAACCCACAAAAGGTCTTTTATCATAAGGCTGTGATGTTTTATCTTTTTTATTATTATAATGTAAAAATACTTGACCACAATCATTACCATCAAAAGGCTCTCTCCAGTGTTCTACATAACAACCAGCGTAACACAGTAAATCACCAACCTTTAGTTTGATAGCAACACCTTTTTTATTTTCTTTACCCGATGGTTCCAAAAAAATAGGCCATATTTTATCTCCGCCTATATTTAAAGTTGCAGATATATCGCAAGATTTTCTATCTTTGTGTCTAACTAATTCATCTCCTTTTTTATAAATACGTGTGTAGCTGTAAGTTTCAACTAGTTTAAATTTGGTAGCTTTTTCAATTTTATTTTTTAAGCCAGATAAAAGTGTTTCCATAACTAAATCTGAATAACAAGAATATGTATTTGCTATTTGCTTGTCATTAAAAGTTCCCCAAGAATCATCAAAAGGTGAAATTAATTTTCTTGACCGTAAATAGTGACAAACATTTCTTTTGTTATTTAAATAATGATAAATAAAATTTGCTATATTTTTTTTAATAGCATTTCTCACAACTACATACTTTTGTTTTTTAAATGTTTTCATACAAAAGGCCTTCCAGATGACCATAGCACTAAACTATATCTTGTGCCTAAGGTTACAGGACTTACCCTGTGCCATACATAACTTGGGAAAAAAACTAACGTTCCTTTTTCTCTTGTGTTTTCAAACATTGTAACTACATCGTTTTCAGTATTTCTTAATTTAAATTGTAAGTCTCCTCCTTGATATTCTTTACTATCTGATAAAGTTAAAGTTAAAGATATCTTTCTAGTTAAACCTTTTAAGTCACCTTTTTCAAAAGGTTCATTGAAACCATCACAATGCCAATCATACATTTCATTTAATCCATATTTTGTAAATTGAAATTTTTCGAATCCTTGTAAATGATAATTCCAACCAGCCACTTTATTAGCATCGTATAACCAATTATTGATTTCTGTATGTAACCACGGTTCGGACAACCAAGAAACTTGCGAACGTCTTTTTGTTTGAATGTCTCGCATGTCTTCTTCTGTTACTTCTGAAAGTAATTTTTGTCCTGTTATACCTGTTTCATTTGGCTGAGATAAACCGAATTTAATTATATCATCACAAATTCTGTGAGGTATAGCACTTGGATAAATCCAACATAAATTTTTGTGCATGTAAGGATTTATATAATATTTTAAAGAGAAATCCAAGCAAGAGTAGCTGAATCCCATCTTACTTCCACATTTTCAGAAGTTGTTCCAGACCAACCCATAGTTGCATCGTCCCATTTATAGTACACTACGGTACCGTCTGCTAAATGACTTGTAGAGGGATAATCTGATGGTGGCATCCAAGCCGCTTTTTCATCATCAAAAGTCCAGCCATTCATACCAGTTTCAGTTCTACCATGATAAAACATATCTTTATCAGCATCAAAAAACATACCTTTAGAGGCATAATTTTTTCTGAATGCTTTACTTTGATCTTCTGATTCTACTTTTACACCATCAACTAATGAATAATGCTTTCCTAGAGCTGTGTTGTAAGATGTCTGTTTCCAATAAAATTCATTTGGATCAGTTTTAAAAAGTTTTTGGCAATGTGCCTCTCCTGCTGGGTCTCCATTAAATGCAACTTCTGTATTACAAATAACGACAACTTGCATAACAGTATTATCTGATTTTCTAATTCGTGTAAAATGTGCCATTATAAAGTTAATTCTCCTGAAACTGTAAACGTTGCGAGTGTGTCTGAACCGTCTGTCGATAATGCATTTGTTCCTGGTGAAACAGCTAAGGTTGCTGGTTTATTTGCTGTTGGAAATCTCAAAATAATTTTTCCTGATCCACCTAATCCACCATTTCCAGGTGCACCGTATGAATTTCCTCCACCGCCTCCACCTGTATTGGTTTGAGCATCCGCTCCAGCTTGGTTAGCTCCACCGCCTGCACCGCCGCCTCCTTGACCAGCACTTCCGCCACTTCCTGGGAAAGCAAAACCACCGCCACCGCCAGCGTAAACTACCGCTGATCCTGTAATTGAATTTGATGAGCCATTACCTCCAGGTCCTCCAGAACCTGGTCCTGCGTTTCCGCCTGCTTGATCAGCTCCACCGCCGCCACCGCCTGAGTGTACGCTTGGAACTCTAAAACCATTTCCTCCTGGTTGTCCTTGAGGGGGACTTACTGGGGGAGTATTTCCTGCTCCTCCTATGCCTTCACCTGGTCCTGATGGGGGTCCGCCGTATCCTCCACCGCCACCTGATCCTCCTGCTACACCTACGTATTGGCTTGGTGATCCATCATCACCAGCCGCTCCGCCGCCAGCAGATGTAATCGTAGAAAAAGTTGAAACTCCACCGCTTGGTGCAAATCCTGTAGGACCTCTTGTGCCATTTCCTCCAGCGCCAATAGTTATGGTAACAGGTTGTGTAATTGTTTCTGTGCTTCTTTGTGGAACACTATAAGATGTAATATAACCGCCGCCTCCACCGCCGCCGCCTGCTGTGCCGTGTCCTCCAGAGCCACCACCAGCTACAACTAAATAATCTATTCCTTCTAACTTAGCTCCGCCTTTACCGAAACCAAAGCCTCCAGCTGATGCAGCTCCGATAGAACTTAATATTGGCATAATCTTTTTTCTCCTATCCTATTACGCAAACTGTGTTTGTACTGCAAGCGATGTAAACGTTGCGTCAGCAGTTTTTATAATTGTATATGTATAAGCATCGACAGAGTTAATGTTACCAGAGGATGGTGCGGAACCGCCTTGCCATTCTGGAGTAACTGTTGATCCATCAATTTTAACTACGTTATTGTAATAAGCTGAACCAGTATTTGTTGTCAAGAAAGCAAGAGTGATTGACTCACCAATATCCATAATTGCATTCAAAGTGTTTGAACCATCACCTCTGAAGTTAACTGTAAAATTACCAGCTGATGCTGCTGTGTGATAAAGCACAGCCTGTGTGATTACATCATAGTTTACTGTTCCTGTTGTTCCTGTTGCAGCGATAG